TACCGCAACAAATCCTAGATCAGCCAACAGCGGGAAGCCCAGAGTACAGCCTGTATAACTCCAGCGGTAATTCGGATGGTTGCCTTGCGTTTAGCTACGGTCGTAATAGTTTGTTAGACACAGAGCGGTTAGCACCCCCACAGAGTTTTATTATCAAGCCAGAGGTAGGAAAGCTATTGATGTTTCCTAGCTGGCTAACACACATGGTTTACCCTTTCGAGGGTGAAGGAGAACGGCGCACAGTCGCTGCAAACTTAAATGTATGGAAGGTAGAGGAAGATGGAACAAGACACTAAAGAAGACACAGTTACAGTTACGGCTCCAGAAGAAGTTGTTGAAGAGTCTGAAGTTGTTGAGCTTCCTCCGAATATTGAACAACTTAATGCTCGGTTAAATGATTTAAGAGAAGAAGTTGCCCAGATTAGCCAGGTTATTAATTCTAATCAAAAAGAATTAGATACTCGTATGGCGGCATTTAATTGGTATTCTTTACAATTAGAAGCTGCAACGGCAGAGCAAGAATAATGGAGGCTATTACAAATATTATTACCGTTGTAACTTCTATTGTTTGTATTGCAAGTATTGTATGCAGTTTAACCGAAACTCCAAAAGACGATGCTTTAATCGGAAGGCTGTACAAAATTGTGGAGATTGCGGCGTTAAATATAGGAAAGGCAAAACAACCTGGTGCAAATATAAACCCAATCAGCTTTACCAAGAATGCCAGCAAAGAAAGCTCAGATTAAGGCAGCAAAAACTGCTAAGCCAACCACACCTACAGCACTGGCTTTAAAAGCGTTAGAGCGTATTGCAAAGCATGAAAAAGAATGTGGTGAGCGTTGGGCGGAATGTACGGTTGAGCTTAGAGAGTTAAAAGACGCAAGTAAGGCCCATGCTGCTCGGTGGGAGAAGTTGGCATGGTTAGTAATAGGAACGGTTATCACGACTGCTTTGGCAGGATGGATAACGATAATATTGAAGTGATTTATGCCATTACAAAAATTCTTATTCAATCCAGGTATCGACAAAGAGGGAACCGCATATACGGCTGAAGGAGGCTGGTTTGATGGTAATCTAATTCGATTCCGAAAAGGTCTGCCAGAAAAGATTGGTGGCTGGGCTAAAGACAGTCTAAATAGTTTTCTGGGTACGGGTCGAAAACTTCACGCTTGGGTTAATCTTCAAGGCACTAAATTCTTAGGGCTTGGTACAAGAGTCAAACTTTATATCCAAGAGGGCGATGTCTTTAATGATGTAACTCCTCTAAGAGCGACTACTAGTGCAGGTGATGTGACCTTCGCTGCTACTAATGGAAGCTCTACTATTACAGCAACTGATTCAGCTCATGGCGCAGTTGCAGGAGATTTCGTTACGTTTAGTGGAGCTGCTAGTTTAGGAGGCAATGTAACCGCAGCAGTCCTCAATCAAGAATATGAAATTGCTACGATTCCCAGCACAAGCACTTATACTTTTACTGCTAAAGATACTTCTGGAGATGAAGTAACTGCTAATGCTAGCGATAGTGGTAATGGAGGAGGTAGCGTTGTAGGTGCTTACCAGATAAATGTAGGGTTAGATGTATATGTTGCTGGTTCTGGTTGGGGGTCAGGCACATGGGGTTCAGGAACATTTGGTTCGGTAAGCGCATTAAGTGCTAACAGCCAGCTTAGATTGTGGTCGATTGATAACTTTGGCGAAGACATGTTGGCTTGTGTTAGGGCTGGTGGCATTTACTACTGGGATAACTCGGATGGTGTGACAACCAGGGCAAAAGCTTTGGGCGATCTAACTGGTGCCAACTTGCCCCCTACTTATGGACTTCAGGTTATTGTTTCTTCAGTAGATCGCCACGCATTGGTTTTAGGGTCTGATCCTATTACTGATGGTGCTAGAACCGGAACGCTTGATCCTTTGTTGGTTAGCTGGTGTGACCAAGAAAACATATTAGAATGGGAAGCTAAGAACACTAACACAGCAGGATCAATTAGATTGTCTGCTGGGTCCCAGATAGTGGGTGGTATAAGAGCTAGACAAGAAACTTTAATCTGGACCGATACGGCTTTGTATAGCCTTCAGTTTATTGGACCGCCACTTACTTTTGGATTAAACCTGGCTAACGAAGGTGTTGGGTTGATTGGTCCTAATGCAGTGATTAATTCCCCTGCTGGTATTTTCTGGATGGATCGCAAAGGATTCTATCGTTATACGGGATCTGTGGAAAATATCCCGTGTTCTGTTCATAGCTATGTATTTGACGATATTAATGAAGCACAAAATTATCAGTTTTTTGCATTATTAAATCGACAGTTTAATGAGGTCGGTTGGTTTTATTGTTCTAGTTCTTCAGACACTCCTGATCGTTATGTCACATTTAACTATCAGGAAAATGTCTGGGCTATTGGGCAGCTAGAACGTACCGCATGGCTTGATGAGGGTGTAGAAAACAATCCAAGAGCCGCTGGAAAATCAAGCAACACTAGTTATATTTACAACCATGAACTAGGCAATGATGCTGATGGTTCGCCAATGACTGGGGTTTATATTGAGTCTGGAGATTTTGATATTGGCGAAGGGGAGGACTTCCAATTTATTAAAAGAATGATACCGGATGTTAAATTCACAGGAACAGCCGGTACTGGTCAGCAAATTAATACGGTATTAAAGACTCGTAACTATCCAGCAGATTCACTAACGACTGACAGCACCAATGCTTTTACAGCAACTACAACAAAAATAGATATGAGAGCTAGGGCAAGACAAGCAGTTGTTCGCTTTGAATCAGACGATGACGCAAGTGCTGAAACGCAATTAGGAGTAGGTTTTAGAGTAGGAGGCACCCGCCTGGATATCAGACCAAATGGAAGAAGGTAATGGGCAAGTTATTACAGGGCCAGTTGCCTATTTCATTGGACCCGCAGGTCTCTGGAGATACTTATAATAGAGCGATTCGTTCTTTAGAACTTAGTCTTAATACGTTTAATACTGAGTCTACTCCTTCTTTTCTAGCTGCTGATCGAGATTTATATAAGTTTCAAAAAGGTGATGTGATATGGAACATCACTGAGGAAGTGCTTCAGGTGTGGTTGGGAGATAGTTGGGAGAATATCTCTACTCCAGAAACATCTGGGTTAAGCGCAACTGCAACTCTTGGGACCATACAAGTAATTGCAAGTGGCGATATAACTGTGGAGATTAGCTGATGAGTGAGAAGTTAAGCGACCATTTTACATTAGGAGAGTGCTGTAGAAGCGAAACAGCACAACGGCATGGCATTGATAATACAGCTACAGGCGAAGAGTTAGAGAACTTAAAGCGCGTTTTAGAAAATGTAATAGAGCCAGTTAGGGTTAACTTTGGTATTCCATTTACATTAAACAGCGGTTATCGATGTCAAGAATTAAATACGGCTATTGGGTCTAATCCTAACAGTCAACACTGTAAAGGACAGGCGATAGACTTTGAAATACCAGGAGTAGATAACGATTTAGTTGCTCGATGGGTAATAGATAATCTGGATTATGACCAGTTGATCCTTGAGTTTTATGATGGAGTAGATCCCAACAGCGGCTGGATTCATGTTTCTTATGTATCTGCTGGGGATAATAGAAATCAAGCACTGGTTTATCACGGCAAGCAATACACACCATTTGAATGAAAGGTACGATACTAGCTTTTATGTTAATTACGGTTATTGAGGGAAATGTGACTCAAGGTTCAGAACAAATGTTATTTAAGAATATTCACCGTTGCCAACAGTTTGCTTACTGGATAGAACATAATTGCAGAGATGCTCTTTGTAGGGGCGGGATCAAACAGCAAAAAATAACAGCCTATTGCAAGCCGGTGATGGCTGGAGCTAACCAAAAGTTTTGGGATTAAGCATGAGCAAGAAGTTACAAAAAGATTCAATCTGGTCTAAATACGACATTGATAATGATGGAGTTGTCACTGACGAGGAGATGGCCCGCGCAGAACGCATGATTGAGTTGGATTTAAGGGAAGAGAAACAAGACAGTCAGCGCCGCATAGCATGGGTTGCAATGGCTTCTATGGTTGGGTTTGCGATATTACCGCTTATGCCTTTCGTTTCCGAGTCAAGGCTAGCTACCTTGTCCTCACTAAGTGATATGTTGTTCCTTAGTCAAGCCAGCATTATCGGCTTATATTTTGGCGCGACTGCTTATATGTCTCGCAAACCCTAACTGAAGGTGAGCCATGATTATCGAAAGCGTAGCTGCGGCTGCGGCAATCCTAAACCAAATCGGCAAATTAATAGAGACTGCCAGTGAAGCTCAAGGCGGGGCTCAACGAGTCATGTCTGCGATTCTCGATTTTGGTCAGGGTTTAGATGATCTTGAAAAGAACGAGAGAGAAAAGTTTGTTAATGTCAGCCATAGTGATCTGCTCAAAATTTCCATGATGCGTAGACAACAGGAAAGATATGAGAAAGATCTTGAGGATATGCTCATCGTAGTCGATCCTCAGTTACATACGCAGTACAGACAGGCCAAGGCTGATCAAGCTGCAAAGCGCAAACGACATATGGAGATGTTGGCCCAAAAGAAAAAAGAACGGGCAGAGTTAGTCCAACGTATTATATTGATAACAGTGATTGTAATTACTGGTTTAGTTGCTGCTGGAATTGTAGTTGGTCTAGCTATATTAATGTTTAAAGGTTAGGAGAAGTTATGGATGTGGGAGCGACAAATCCTGCCAACCAAATAGCTTGGAGGCAGGTAGCAGAACAGAAGTACCAGCGGTTAATGGATGATCTTCAGGTTGAAGAACGTAAGCAGAAAGTGGAGCAATTAAACACTACACTGTATGTGGCTAAAAATAATAAGATACAGCTTCAGTCGGAGAAAGCTCCGACTAATATTAATTTTCTGGTATAGATATGGGATTAAAACTTAGTGCAGGGCTTGGGGTTATTTTAATCATCACGGCTGGGGCTTTTAAGATGTATTACGATAAGTCTCAGGCAGAGATTAAATCGTTTCATTTGCAGCTTGAACGCTCAATTCAAAACCAAAAGACCCTGGAAAGCACCATCGAGCAGCAGAATGAGAACCTTCAACAAACCATCGACAATCAGCAGCGCATGGTTGATCAGATAGAAAGGTTAAGCGATGAGAATCAACAAGCACAGATCGAGGTTGAGAACATCAGAAAAAAGTTCGCAAAGCACAATCTGAATGTACTCTCAATGAAGAAACCTGGATTAATTGAAAAGATTATCAATAAAGGTACTGCAAAGGTAGGAGAAGAACTTGAACAAATCACTGATCCTAATAGGGCTGTTCTCTCTATTTAGTGGGTGTTCAATGCTTGGGGGTGGTAAGACCAACATCCCCCAAGTAAAGCCTGTGGAGGTGGTGACGGTGGTTAAAGAAGCCCCCATGTATCACCCTCCATTACCAGCTTCTATTAGCGCATTACCGGTCGAATGGAGGGTTCTTACTCCAGCGACAATGGAAGAGTATTTAAAGGATTTGAATGAGGGTAATGCCCCTATGAATGTGTATTATGGGCTTACTGTTAAAGGGTATGAGAACCTTAGTAACAACATGGCGGATATCAAAAGATACCTACGCCAAGTCTTATCAATAGTGGATTATTACAAGAAATCTGATGAGACTACAGAAGGAGAATAATGGTATGCTATTAGGTGATTTTATTTTTGTTGGGCTGATACTGTAATGGCAGAAGAAGCAACAGAAGAAACGCCAGAAGAGGCAGCGGTTAGGAAAATGATGGAAGATTCATTTT